CTATTATGTGAAAAGTAAATAGATACAAAAAAGGCCGCACGCGGCGGCCTTGATTGCGAGCTGTTAACACTAGGCCGCTAAGGCGATCCGTTGCCAATCGGCGCGCGGTAGATCTAGCACGCGGCCGCCTAATTTCTGCCAATCGTCTACGCTATCTGGATCTACTGAATGCGCGGCCGCTGTTACCGCGTTAACCATTGTCGCGCGTGACACCGGATTACCGGCATAACCGGCCTGCCCGATAGTCGCCAGTAAACCATCTAGCACGCGGCTAGTGTCGGCCTTGGTTAATTTTAAAACCGATCCAAGCGCTTCAGTCGCGGCTTGCGCGGATCCGGTGACGATATCACCCGCGGCGTTGCGCATTTTATCTAGCACCACGTCCAGCGCATCCCTAGAACCATAGGCAGAAACCAGATCGCGAACCTTAAGGCTTAGCGCGGTATTGTCCGCGTCTTTAGCCTCGTCTGTTAATAATCCCCATGTATCCGATTCTGCCCGCGCGCTAGTTATATGCGAACTACGGTGACGGTTCTCTGTTTGCATTCCGTTGAGACACGCCAGTGTCCAGATCATCTGGTACACGCTAATCGAACCATGGCCTACTTCACTATTCGATAATCCTATGCCTAGCGCCATGGCATCGCCTACTGCCGCACCATCGCCAGTGTATTGCGTAGATTTCAGTCGGAGGTATAAACGGCGATCGGTGACCGTTCCATTAACCACTTGCCATCCCGCGCTAGACTCCATCAGTTGCGGTAATGCCGCATTTAATAAATGCGCGTTATCAAACGTTTTAAACTTATCAGAAACAAACGCGCGCGCGACCCCATTCCTTTCATCATCCATAAAGCTTCGAATCATCCGCGTGCTAGGTTCGCGCTGCCATATAGCGTTAACCAATCCTTCGAACTCATTACTGTAATTGTCGCGTAATCGGCGCGCCGTTCGAACGTCTATTCCGGCCTTGGCGGATATCTGATCGAAAGCGACATCGTTAACGCGCAATTCGCGCGTAGGTTCGCCGCGATTAGCCTCTAGAATAATGCTAGACGTTTTATGCTCACCGCCGGTGTCACGCGTTCTAAACTGTAACGCATCGGTAGGCGCTAGATAATCCGCGCTTCTAGAAGCTTGCTCGCGAACGGTTTCGAGTAATTGAGTCAGAGTGTTTGAGCTATTTTCAATTTGCATGATCTTGATTCCTATATAAATTTAATAAAATTGCAGATCATAGGCATATGCCTATATGCGAATAATATGGGGTTATTGACAAAAGTACAATAGAAATTAATAAACTTTATGCCCCTATGTCGCCGGCCACGTGATGGCGCAATATGGTGCCGGCCGGTAATGATTTAGCAAACGAGCGCAATTGCGCGGAATCATCCGCCGCCGCGGTAGCATTAGACGTGGCGCGCCAGTGTATAGCCACGTGGCCATGGCCGGCATAACATCCGCCGGATTCATTTGGCCTTTCGGCCTTAGTCGCGCCGCTACCATGCGCGGTGAATCCGATAACGTAATCGCGATCGCGTCTAGCGCATAATGGTTTGCCGCCGCCGCAATTGCGACACGTGATCGAATCCGGCCTTAATTCCGCCGGACATCTAACAATCAAGGTATCGGCCTCGCGCTTAGATTTATCGCCGTTCCAATACTTGCGATCGACTACCGCGGTCGCGGGCACGCCGTATTTATTGCGCGCTTGAATTGCATCGGAAACCGTATCGCCAGAGAAATTAATAACGGTTCCATTTGGTTTGCATCGATCGATCCAATGCGCCGGTTCAAAATGCGTATAAGTAAAGGCCGCGCCATTATCCGGCACCGCATCCACTAAGGCATCCAAATAATCCAAATCTACCGATTCCGCACCGCTGTTACCGGCCGGTTTTAATGCGCACGTATTTGGGCACGTAGAATAAAGATCGCCGCGGCCGGATCGGTATGTTACCGCGCACCCGCCGGTCTTTTTAGCGCTACTATAAATTACTGTTTTAAGCATTAGAATCACTCCCTTCGAATACAGACTTAATTAAACTCTTGGAAAATGCAGTATGCCAATCACGAATAGGTTCAAATTCAACACCGGCCGGATCATACGTGCCGATCGGCGATCCCTTACCGGTATATACAATAAACGAGTCGGTATTGACGCCATGGCGGCGGATAGGCCGCATAGTGCAATTGAGAATAAAATCGTTTGCTTTCATCTTTAAACCTCCACTTTTCACATATTGAGCGCGTACAATACACATAAAAAAGGCCGCGTACAATAGCGGCCTTAGTTTTATTTTTTTCCGGATTCCGGCGGATCGGCTTTAGACGTTTCCGTTTTAACCTCATCAGGCTTAGGATAATTGCGCTCGTAATACTGTCGCTGCAATTCTTTTATATGCGCATCCGGCTCGTATTTGGCCTTAAGCTTTTTTTCCCACCATGCCAAACCGAACAGAATCATTCGTCTACCTCCACAGTGTCGAACACGTGGCATATATCTAACAGATTATCCTTATTGGTTTTTAATCGGCGCTTAATCGCTTCGGTGACCATTTCAGGGGTTACGTCATCACCGTCCTCTTTGTCAGATATAACTTCAAACGCAATATCAAATCCATGGCTGTATTTAGGCATCTATAGAATCCTCGTTGGGTGTTAATTCAGGACACGTGCCATCCTCACAGGCTTGGCAAAAATCCTCCGGACGTTCTGAAATATCGGCATTCGTCACGAAAAAATCACGATGCACGCAGTCCTGCTTAAACTCTTTAGGGTATTCTGTCCCGCCGAAGTCGTGAACAGCATCCATGGCTATCTGTTGAGCCGCTTCCTCGCTTTCCGCTTCAACGGTCAATACGACCCCTTCTTCAAAGTGAATTCCAATTCGATAAGTTTTCATAGCTCTTTCTCCTGCAATTTACCCGCGGCCGCCAGAATCCCCGCTATAAACTCGCCATGCTCGTCATCGACAGTACCGTCCCGAAAGCATCGCTCCCAGTGCCGCAGTGCAGCAGCGCGTCTTTCCATTAAATCAACTCCCTCATCGGGCAAAAATCCAGTGAGCCTTTCTTCCGGTAAAAAACTTAGCAGATTTTCTATTACCGACCAATCGTGCTGAGATATTTGAACTTTCATCTCTTCAATGACCGCGTCTATCAACCCTTGATTGGCATACATTAGCTATTCTCCTCTAAAGAAACGTCATACGTGTAACACTCAACGTCCTCGACTTTGTCGGCCAGAACGCCTTCAGAAAAAAGATTAAAGATAAGCTCGCGAGCCTCCTCGTAAGAGTCGGCGTTAACGGTGTAGTGGTGCGCGGTGTTCACGATTACCGCGCCTTTCCATTTATTCGACATAGTTCTATTCCTAAATTATGCCCGCCCAGTGCGGGTTCGTTTAGAATCCTATGCGATTATTGTGTGGTTAGCAAGGGGAATATTTCAATCCATTCAAAAGGCATATCCAGACGTAATACCGGTTCTGTCCGGAGGCCATCCTTTACCAGTGCGGCGGCGTCCTTTCCCGCGTACAGGAAAATAGATTCGCCATTGCGGTGGGATTGGTGGACTAACACCCATGCAGGGGCGTGCTGGTGTGTAGTCAGAAAGCTTACTTGATGAGGCGACAGGCGCACCGAATTACCCTGAGTGGTTTTAAGCTCGATCATAAAAAATTGACCAAGATCGTCACACCCCAGAACGTCCGGCACACCCGCCGCAGCCCACGATTCTATCCTAGTCAGAATCCAATTCGGCCGGTGCTTCTTCGTTTGATTCCGGAAGGACTTCCAGAATGCGCTCTCTTGTTTTTTTCCGCTGAGTCTTTTCGTCGTCTTCTTCGGGCTGTCCTCCCAAGGAATAGGTGACTGGTTCATATTGCTCCTTAATCTCTTTCAAAGCCTTCAAGACTTCTTCCTTAGACATAGACTCAATAGTACCGTGTCTGATTTCAGACTTGGAGACATATATATCCCCTTGAGCCTGACCGCGGCGATACTCTGCCATTACGGCAGCCGAATAAGCTTTGTCAGACAATGCCATATCCCGAATTCTTTGGAGGTCTCTCACGTGTCTCTGGTAATCAATGCCATATTTAGAATCCAGTTCCCGTCTATACTCTTGGATTGCTCGACAGACATGAGGCGATAGCTTGGGATTAGTTAATTCGTATGCTCGACTACTGGCAGATTTTTCAGGATAGCCCGCATTGATAGCCGCCTCTTTCAAAGTTATCTGACCATCCTTAGACACCAGTTCCTTAACAAACAACTCTTGACGCCTAGTAAGCTTGTTAGACGCGCGTTGTTCCATTGTCTTGGGCGGACGCCCTCTTTTCTTTCTATCTCCCGCAGGGACGATGTATCGGTCTTTAGCCACGCTTTTCTCCAAAGCAGTTAATTTGCGTGAACTTTATACCAAAGGGGTCTTAATTTAAAGCCCTCCCCTATATAT